GGTGTGCTTGTATCTATATTTTCTTTGTTGCTTATAAGACTTACATTCTTTTCTTTTAATTTTTCAACTATTTCAAGTAAATCTTTTGTGCTTCTGGCAAGTCTTGAAAAGTCATGAATATAAATTGTATCTCCTTCTCTTACATAGTCTAACATCTTTCTTAATTCTTGTCTGTTGGTATCTTTTCCGCTTACTTTTTCAATAAACCATTTATCAATATCAAATCTTCTAAGTGCTTCAACCTGTCTGCTTACATTCTGTTCAACTGTTGATACTCTAACATAACCGATTTTCATATTCTTTATACCTCCACACATATATCACTAATAAGTTTTTTCTTTCTTACTATCTATTTATATATTACTGCAATGTAAAAACTAAGTCAAGAACTTTCTTTACAAAGTGTAAAATGAATCATTTTTAAACTTAGATTTTACAAATATAATCAAATAACAAATGTAAACATAGACTATACTCTATTTTTACAAAATAAATAAGAGATAGCTTCTTTTAAGCTATCTCTTATTCATGTAATATGTCTACCCATTTTCAATACTAACAGTATATTTTCCCATAATGTTATCTGTATTACTGTTTTCTTTATTATTACTTTTATATGTTGCTGTGAACAAACGCTTATTTTTTTCTCTGTCTTTTTCAGTCAAATATACATTAGCCTTTAAAGTAGTGGGTAAAGGTCTTTCATTCCATGAGAATTTAATAGTATCTAATTTATCATTTATTATTAGATAAATAATGTTTTCCGCGCAAGCTTCATAATCATCTAATCTATTTGTATTTAATACAATATCAACAGAATAAGCTTGATAGCTTCCTGCGTCTATAACAGAAGATGATACTATATCTATTTCATTGCTTAACCTTTTACTACATCCGCTTAGCAAAGAACAACATAGAGTAATTAGTAATAATATTTTTTGCTTCATCGCATTAGAACTTTAGTTCATCCAATCTTGATAAAGCTTTTGAAATGCTATCTGTCTTTTTCTCTTTTGGAGCATTCTCAAACCGAATAACATTTTTATATCTCTTATAAAATTCGCTCTTTGCTCTTAAGATATTGTAAACCTGTTTAGTTTCAGTTCCAATAGCACGCGTTTCTTTCTTCTGAACCTTTTCGCCCTTTTTATTTGTAATCATAACAGGCTTGCCATTAGAATCAACTTTTCCTACGCGTTCAACATTTGCTGGCTTTTCTTCGTAAAAACTTTTAATAAATGCCACCGCTTCTGGTGTCTTGTCATAATTGATAATATAGTCAACCATATCATCAATAGTTAGTTTCTTGTAATCTAATGTAACTTGTAATTTAGATGCCATTATCATAACCTCCTGCAATGATTTTTCTTTATATTATCATAGAAACTTGCTTTTTACAATATGTTTTTTAGAAAGCTATAACAAGCTAAATAAAGACGCATATATCAATCAGTTACTAGTTATAATAAAATAGCAAAAAATTGATATATGCGCCTTTTGGAGCGTTACATAGATATTCTAATCTTTTTCAACAACTATCATTGCTTTTCGGCTTCCCCCTTTACCCCTTGTAATAGTATCAAGTGGGGAAAAATCTTCATAATCTCTTTTTAAATCTGCATTAAATAAGTTTACATAGTGCCTAGTCATTTCAAGTGTGCTATGTCCTAATAGTTTCTGTAGTCTAAATACATCACCGCCATTAACAACCCATTGTTTTGCAAATGTATGTCTTAGCGCATGTATGCTTGTTCTATCAACACCGCGCTTATTGTTATACTTTGCTATTGAGTGCTTCAATGCGTCTGCTGTAATTTTTTCTCCATAAATATTACAAAATAAATAATCATCATCACCCATTTCCGATAAACATTTTCTAATATATGTTTTTAAAACGGCTGATAACTTAGCACTTAAAGGAATAACTGTTGCTTTCTTGTTCTTCTGAGCGCGTATTACAATCTCTTTTCTCCCGAAGTGTACATCACCAATCTTGATATTAATAATAGTATTTAATCTGTTACCTGTTCCTAATACCCAATTAACTATTGCCCAGTCCCTCCACATAGCAAAACTTTCGTTAGAATGTGGTTTAGTTAGCAACTTGTCTAACTCTTCATCAGTATATACTTCTATTACCTCTTCTTGTCCTTTTACTAACTCAACCTTCAAATCATCAACAATGTATGCCCTTTCTTTACACCAATAAATGAATGTTCTAAAATCGCGCAAGTAATGATTTATACTCGAAGTAGAAAGTTCCTCTAAACTCACTAAATGTCCTTTATACTGATATACTGTACTTCTGGTTATGTCACCAATCTTCCAATCATTACCAAAGTATTGTAACATCTTACTAAAAGAACCTCTATAACTTTTAATGGTCTTTTCGGAGCGTCCATCTGCTTTTTTTTCTGTAATAAATTCCTCTACCAAGTCAGAAACTAATAAATCTACATCTTCTAAAGCAACCTTTTTCTTTTTTCTCACTGTTGTACTAGCCATAATATAAACCTCTTTTTTTGTTTTTTGGTCAAGTCATGGAATCAGGGTGTCCGATTTACTCCCTTTGATTATATCAATTTTCCTGCTGAAATCAAGTGTCCCTAATCAGATTGTCTAAAAACAAAAAAAACACCGCCCCCACAGCCTATATGCTGTAAAAACAGTGCTTTCAGTGCGCGATCAGGGGCTCGAACCCTGGACACCCTGATTAAGAGTCAGGGTGAACGCTTTAGAAATATGAAAAATCTATTTTTCCGCATAAATGCGGCGTTTTTCAGAGAAAGCACCTTGATTTTTTGTAATCGGTACACCTGATTATGTGACTTGACTAAAACACTGTACCACACTATAAATGCGCTGTCAATACTTATAATAAGTTTATATATATAAATTCCTAAAGCAATCATCTAAAGCTTTGTCTAATGCTTTGTCTAATTTATCTTCTAAAAGCTTATCAATATACTTGTTTAATGCTTCTTCTTGTTGCTGTTCTCTTAAGTTTCTTTTATATTCTTCCTGATTTTTTCTCATTGTTTCAACAAAGTTTTCTTGCGCACTTTTTCCATTTAATTGATAATATATCCAATCAGGCATATTCCCCATGCTTCTATATGTTTCTAATAAGTCTTTATTCATTTTTACCTCCTTTCGAAAAATTTGAACAAGTTCAAATCTTTCGAAAATGTAATATAATTTAATGTAATATAATTTAATGTAATATAATATTGTTATATTTCTATATTAAAATATAATATACTCTAATATATATTATATTATAGCTATATTATTTTATGATATACCTATAATAAATTATAATATAGCTATATCTTTTCTTGCTCTGCCTTGTGTGTTGTAATTCCTATCTTTTCCTCTTTTGGAATTTCATAAAAATCAAATTGTTTCGGCTCTATACAATCATCTTTTGGAATAAGATAACCATTACTAACAAGTTCTTTAAATGCGTTTCTATATGATGATTCACTAATATTCGCCCATTTTAAAAAATCAACCTTAGATAGCCAAAAGAAATAATTATCTTGATTTTTACTAAAATATATCCATAATTCGAAAGCTTTTGGCGTTAATGAACTCATAGCATTCTGCAATGCATCTAAATTAATTTTAGTATAGTAATCAGTTTGGTTATCTTTGTCTAGTCCAGTAGTTGGTGATTTATGTGTTGTAATGCTTTTTTGATTTGCATTACTGTTATACTCTGCCATTGTCTAACTGTTCCTTTCTTCTTTTTTTCTATGTATTTCTATATGTTCTTTTGGTGATAACCATATCAAATTATTTGCGCTATTATCGCGTTTGTTGCCATTTATATGGTGTAATTGATAATCAATGTCTTTTGGAAATGGAAGAAACTCATGCGCAACAACTCTTGAAACTAGCTTACTTGTTCTAATTTTATCAACAACAATATCTATTCTTTCATATCCACCCTTTGTAAGTGTTGGTTTTAATATCTTCGTTTCATATCCATAATAACTTTTTATTCTTCCTTTATTCGATACATAATATATTTTATTAGTTCCGCTGACCTCTTTCCATATTTCTCCTTCTAAGTCCTTAATAATATCATTACAGTAATTTTCATTATATACAATCTTATATAATGTTTTTAATGATATTTTTCGTGTTCTATTATCTTCTGTCTTTATCTTAAATATATGCTCTTTTGTTGGCAATGTATATTTATCATTATCAATATTATATAATCTTCCATCTTTTGTAAGATAGTAGCATTTATTATAACCATTGTTTATTTGCTTCAATCATATTGTCTCCCTTACTATCTGATAAAGGTTTTTTACCTTTCCAGTAGTAAATGATTTTTTTAGCAATATGATTGTACCCTTTTGCCCTTTTATTTCAGCAAATCAGGGTCTATTAAGTCTATAACTATCTCATGTAACTGTTTTTCCTTTTTAATGCTTAAACTATAATAACCTTTCATCCAGTTATAAAAAGCGTGTGCGCTCATACCTAAAGCATCTGCCAAGTCTCTGTAATATAAATCGGTAGTACACGCTTTTGCTAATTTTACCTCATTTATTAAATATTGTTGTTCTTTCAAGCTTTTTCCCCTTTCTATTTCATTGACAAGTAAATGTAAAAAGACAGCAGGCGTTATATTTCTTTTAAAGTGTAGCAGGCGTTATATTTTCTTTAAAGTGCAGCAGGCGTTATAAGGCGTTTAAAACGCCCTACAATGGATTTTTGCTCTATTCCTGCATAGAACATCCCACAAGTAAATAAAAGCTGTGAAATCGCCCTCTAGGGGGTGTATTACAGGAAAATATAAAACGCAAACATAATCTTATTTTGTTGTGAGCAATCTTCCTAGCAAAAGTAGCAATGAATTATCATTAACTTTTATATCTATATATATATTATAATATATTTTTTTATAAAAATAAAATGAGGGTTATATTAACCCTCATTTATTGTTATGCAATAGCTCTTTCTTTAATCATCTTATCAAGTGTTGGTCTACTAACACCTAACTCATTCGCCATTTGTACTTTTGTAATCTCTCTATTATTATATCTTGTAAGTGCATCAGCAAACTTTTTATCATCAATATTCTTTACTTGTCCACCCTTAAACTTTCCTTCTCTTTTTGCTATCTCAATTCCTTCTCGCTGTCTCTCTAATATATTTTGCCTTTCGAACTCTGCAATCGCGCCTATCATTGTGAGCATCAATTTTCCGGTCGGTGTGCTTGTATCTATATTTTCTTTGTTGCTTATAAGACTTACATTCTTTTCTTTTAATTTTTCAACTATTTCAAGTAAATCTTTTGTGCTTCTGGCAAGTCTTGAAAAGTCATGAATATAAATTG